TATTGCGACAACCCGCTTGCAAGCGCAAGCGAGGACTTGCAAGAGTTGTTTAAAGAGCATGATATTACTGATGAGCGAGATATTCGCTCTATACTGGAAGATAGCTATGTAAAAAGTTATTTTCCTTTTGGGGTACCTGGTAGTACTGATTCGTCGATATGGTTGGATATCGGCGAGATTGAAGTACTCGCAAGTGAAGTACCTGTTGACTGTATCAATGAGTTTACAGTCAATGGGGAGTATGCCTACTATTATGTCGGTTACGGACTAATGGTAGAATTTCATGAAGAGATAATCGTAGCCGATATGTGCGAGTTATCTTACCCGGTGAAGGGTTTTTACAGCGTGGTAGACTACCACGATGTGTGGAGATATGACGATCAATGGCAAGTCAACGATCTGTCAGTAGTGAGGGACAATGTGTGCATCGATGGTGGTATGACTGATAGAGAGTTGTTTCGCTTGTTTGCCGATATAGTCGGCATTAACAAGAGGTTAAGAGCAATCGAGGTTGTATGGTTCGATGAAGATTTTATTGAATTATACTATACTGCAAACAATGACGACTACCCGTTAGGTCGTTTTCAGTTAAATATGTAAAAAGTGTGACAGTGATTATAAGCCGGTATGTGCAAGCGTACCGGTTTTTTTTTGTCTTCTTTTTTATGCGCAAGGAAAAAGGGCCGTACCCCATTTTGGGAAATGGCCTGCGCGCGTGGGTATAACCCCCTCTTCCTATCGCGCAGCAAAATTTACATTTTATCACTCTTGTACTTTTATTAACCCCCTCTTCCCCTTCACACACTTCCGCTTTACACCTTCCTATCACTGTGCTATAATAACCGTATGGATGACACCAATAACGACAACGACGATACCATAAACAACACCCCTCCCTCTTTCCTTCTCACCCGTCGTGACGGCGGACACCTGTCCGACTACAGTCATCGTCTTAACGCGCCTCCCTCCATTAACAATAAGGACGACCTTGTAACAGAGCCCACCCCTGCGCAAAAAGAACGCCTTATCTACCTGATCGACGACGCTCTCGACACCCTTCAGGACGGTATGGAGCCCGGCAATAAGATGAACGACCGCATAACAAGTGCGAACAGTGTACTTGACCGGGCCGGTATAAACAGCAGAACAGCTCTTCTAAACAGAGGCGACGACGGCAGTGCTATAAGTGCCGACGCCCTCGTTCAGGTCATAGGCGGCCTTGCGCAGATGTTCGGTAAATCGTCCTCCATTAAACCAAAAGACGTAACACCGGTTCCTCCTGTTATGCCTGACGAGAACGAAAGCGCCGTTATTAACGATAACGATGCAAACGATAACCAGAACGATGGTAAAGCAAAAGGTAAAAGCGCCCTACCGAACAGCCTCTTAGCAGTATATGGTGCCGATCTTACCGAAAAGGAGTCCCACTGATGAAACACGTCCCTTTATCAGATCTTACCGATAATGAAGATAGATTTTCCTCTTACGTGAAGGAGGTTGACCTGAACGACGACACAAATGAAGATCGGTTTACCGATGTTGCCGTTCCTATCAGTATAAAAGGCCTGCCTCCCGTGAAGGGACAGATACACGCTCTAACAGAGGACGATGACGACTGATGGCAAAAGCAAAGAAGGTGCCCTTTGCCCTCCGCTCTCACAGCGAAGCGCCCCTCCTTACAGGTTATACAGAAGGACAGCGCATTATAGAGCAGCTTATAACGGAGATTACCGGCCATCTTACCACACAGGAAGACATAAGACAGCACCTGCGACAGGCCGGTCTTGTGAGTTTATGGTTCTTCCTGAAGTACATTTTAGGCTATAACGGTCCCTATAACGAATTAAATGATGATATTCATCTTCAGATGGCAAACTGGCGTCAGAGTGATGCATGTATGGGACCGGGAGCCCGTGGAGCAGGTTTTGTTCCGCGTGCCTTCATGAAGAGTACCATATGGAGCCACGGTGCCGATACATGGGAAATAGTGCGTTTTCCGAACATACGAATACGGCTTGAAAGCGGCGTCATGAGTAAGGCTGAAGAGTTTATGGGTAACATAAAGAACAGCTTTGAAACGAACGAACTCCTTCACTGGCTGTATCCAGAAACGAAGATACCTGACGGGTATGAACGGACCGGAAAGTGGTCTTCTCTTAAGATCGTAATACCGAGCAGAACGCGGCACTTTACCGAGGCTACCGTTACGATAGGTAGTATGAGTGGAGCCAGCGAAGGTGGGCACTTTAACCTTTATAATTGTGATGACCCGGTAGGACTTGACGACCTCGACGCGATGCGGAACAGCTCCATTGACATGTTTCGTAAGAAGAACAGGTTCATAACGAATAAGAGCTCCCTTCTTGTGAAGCCGAAGCAGGACCGGGTACTCTTAATAGGGACCAGATACGCCGTAGATGACATATACGACATTGCGATAAATGATGCGAAGGAGTTTATCGGTTATCGTGTGCCTGAGTTTAAGGAGAAGGACAGCGGCGAGTGGTCGGTGTATAACAGGTTGGCTGAAGAAGACGGTACGTACATAAATGAAGACGTAGTGAATGAGCAGGTACTGCAAAAGGCGATGGAAGAAGACATGTGGTACGCTATGACGCAGCTCATGAACTATCCGCAGAAGACCGGACTCGCTGAGTTCTATCAACTACGGCCTAAGTTTGCCCGTCTTAAGTGGTCTGAACAGTACAACGATTACCTTATTATGTACGACGATGATCCGAACTTCACGAGTGAAGTGGAGAGAGAGTTTAATGCGGTGAAGCTGGGCGATTGCGATGTGGTAATGAGTGTTGATCCTGCCGGTACCGATACCGGTGTCAGTGCAAAGACCAGCAGAAGCAGCATAGGTGTGTGGACAAGAGACAGCGAGGACAGGGTAACAAGGATATGGGGTAAGGTTGGTTACTTTAGTCCCGGTACGCTGTTTGACGGTATGTTTGAAGGGAATAATAAGTTTAAGGGCTACATAAGAGCGACCTATATAGAAAGTAATGCAATGCAGAAGATAATATTGCCCATTCTTAAGGATGAGCAGTGGCGTAAGAAGGAATGGATTAACCCGCAGCCGCTCCCTGCAAAGGGTGATAAGAAGGCAAGAATAAGAAACGTCGTAGGCTATAGTTTAGCAGCCGGTAAGCTATACCTGTTACGAGAGTATAGTAATGAGTTCTTAGAAGAGCATGCGGTCTTTCCCATGAACGAGTATAAGATGGACGTGCTTGATGAGTCTGAAAAGGGTATTACTGCAACGAGAACCCCGAAGAGTGCGGAACAGATAACGGAGCAGATGATACGTGAAACGAGCGAAGAGCTTGAATTGATAGAGAATGCGTTTGGATATTAAGGAGGGACGATATGAGCGATGAGATAGTAGTGGTTGGAGCCGAAGAGGATGTGCCTTTAGCGGAATGGGCTGACGTAATAGAAGACGAAAAAGAGTTGAAGGACGTGGTGAGTGATCTGTGCAGGATGTATAACAGAGAGAGGGCTGCGCGCAGTGAAAAGGAGAGGACATGGGCAAAATGGCGGCGACAGGCTGAGGCGCGTCCCGGACAGCGAAAGAAGAATTTTCCCTATCCGAATGCCAGTAATGTGAGTCCGCCCTTAAGTCAGATGATAGGACAGGGTATCTTTGCCTACCTTAAGGGGATGTATGACGAGGTTGATCCGCCGTGGTATATAGGTGCGCTCAGGGAAGACGATAGAGGGCTTATAAAGCAGGCTGAAGTGCTTACGAAACTGTTTAATATTATAAGTAAGAGCAGGCTTGATCTTAATTTGAGCGCCTTTAAGAGGGACTTCTTAAACGAGGTTGCGGTGATGGGCACATGCTTTGTAAAGGTGCCGTGGACTACCGAACCGTGGCATTTTAAGAGCGAAGAGGAAGGGGTTGAAGAGACGGTGAGTGCGACCCTTCATGATGGGCCTGAGCTTATTCCTATTCCTGTTGAGGATGTGATCTATCCTGAAAATTATACAGAGATTCAAAAGATGCCCTGGTTTGCGCACGACGTTGCGAAGGCTGAGTACGAATTGAAGGACCTGGCTACGCTTGGTGTGTACGACAGTGATGCTGTTGAGCAGGTCATAGGAGGAGCGAAGAGCGCGAGTAGCGATGTACGGAGACAGCAGGAAGAGGAAATAATGCAGAGCTACCCGGACCGGGAAGGCGAGTACGTACTTACTGAGTTTTACTTTTATTATGATAGCGATGGTGACGACATACACGAAGATCTTGTTTTTACTGTACATGTGCCGACCGGAACGGTGCTGAGACAGGACTTTAACAGGTTCGGGTACAGAATGGTGAGTGTCGCGAACTTTATAAAGCGTATCTATTCCCTTGAAGGTAGGGGTACGGGGCAGACTACCGAGTATCAGCAGGATGAAATAGAGGGCATTCATAATACGAGAAATGATAATATGAAGTTCAGTAATATGCGAATGCTTGCTGTAAGGAGGGGGGCGTTAAGGGAGAATGAGTCCATTTATCCGGGTAAGATATTCGTAACGGATAACCCGAAGGAGGATATCAATCCTATACAACTTGGTGAGGTGTATCCGTCATCGCTTAATGCCGAACAGCAGACTATCAGTTACGCGAGGGAGTCAAGCGGTTTGAGCAGTACGATGAGTGGGTTTGCCGATCAGACGCTCGGCTCAAGGGATACGTATAGAGGACAGGCCATGCGAGCGCAGAAGGGTACGAGTATCTTTAATACGATAGCTGAAGGCTTAAATGAGTGCTTCAGTGAGGTTGGTATGATGCTCTTCTTTCAGCTTGTGCATAACAGGGAGAGGGTGCTTGAAAAAGAGCGTAGTATGGGACGGCTCAGTCCTGAAGAGATTGAAGTGCTGGGACAGGCACTTAATATGAATGTAAGGGATGTGCCGAGTAAGCTGGCTTTTCATATTAGAACCAGTAACATTGATGAGACGTATGAGGCAAAACGGCAGAACATGTTAAGTTTAACGCAACTGTTCAGTCAGTATGCACAGCAGGTCAGTCCGCTCACTATGATGCTGTTCGGTCCGCAGGGTATGCAGATGCAACAACAGGCTCCTGACGCCTATCAGTACATGCTCAGTATTTATGTAGGTAGTACGAAGCTCATGAGTGAGGTGTTTAAGTTTATGGGTGAAGAAGATCCGCTTAAGTATGTACCGGACATAAAGAAGCAGGAGTTTCTACTTGATATGATGAATAAGATGTCGGGAGACCTTGTTGATAAGATGAAGGGCGCCGGACAGGGTTTGCAGGTCGGGTATGGTCCTGGACAGCAGGCGGCGGATACGATAGGCGGGATGCAGCTTACTGATGAACAGAGCGGCGTAATAGAATGAAAGGAGGAGTAAGGTGAATAAAAAGGAAGTGCTTGGCGGCTATCAGGACGATGCAACAAATCCGAACGTTGAAGGAAAGGCCGGTGTAGATGAGCAGAAGGCGAGAGAAGAGCGTGAGCAGGTGGAAGAGGTGCTTGGTATGCCGGGCTATATGATATTGCATCGGATGTTTATAGAACGTATAACTGAGAGCGTGCAGAGGTTGCAGAATCCTGCCCTCAGTGAGAAGGAGCTGCGCTTTGAACAGGGCGTGGTGGGAGGACTTACGAGTGTGCAGAGAAGGTTTGTAGGATATCATAAGGAGTATGAAGGAGGAAAGAGTGATGAGTGATAGAGATATACCGAGTATGGACGGTTTTAACGACGATGAGGCGCTTGCTACGGAAATCATTACACTGAAGCCGGGCGAAGAAGTGCCCGCAGACGATGAGAACGAAGATGGTGATGATAGGGTAACGCTCACAAGAGAAGAGTTCGAACAGCTTAAGAACGGTAGAAGTAGTAATGAGTTGCTTGCGAACGGTCTTAAAGAGTTGAAGGAGACGCTAAGTCAGCCGCAGCAGGCTGCAAATGTGCAGCAGCAGGCCGGTGAAAGCGACGAAGAGTTTGAAAAGCGGCTTGAACGAGAGTTGTTTGCCGAGGGTAAGAGTGCGAAGGCGATAGAACAGGCTGTTGCGCGTTATACCGGTACTCAGACAGGACAGCTTATGGGCATGCTGAGTGCGCAGAATAAGAAGTTGCTTGCCCTTGACAGTGAGACCGGGCCTGTCTTTAACAGATATAAGAGTGAGATTGAAAAGGTGGTAAGTGAGTTGCCGCAGCAGCAGCAGAATCATCCGCAGGTGTGGGAGTATGCGCTCAATCAGGTGAAGGAAAAGCATAAAGGTGAGTTGCAGGCGGAAGAGGTGAGTGAGCAGGTGGAGCGTGTAGTGCAGAAGCGTTTAGAAGAGCTTGGTATTGATACAAATGCTTTAAACGATACGGGGAGTAAGAAGAAGGCGCGACCTGCATACATGGAAAGCGGAAGAGGATCGGCAAACGTGAGTACGAGCAGCGGTGGAAAGAAAAGGAAGGTGTACGCGACGGCTGAGGATAAGCGAATAGCCGATATTAAAGGGGTTCCAATAGAGCAGTATCTTAAGAATAAGGGTAGATTGTAAGGAGGAAAAGGATGAGTGAAACGAGTAAAGTGAGTGAAGAGAGTAATAAAAAGACCAATAGCGACGTAGAAGGGAAGAAGGAGAGCACCAGAACGGTCAAAAAGGGAAAGATTATAGGAGCGCATATTGATAGCGATCCGAAAGAGCTGTTAGAGTGGACACAGAAGGGAGCAACGATTGCCTTCGATCCTGATGATCTGCCCGTCTTGAGTGATGAGGAGCTTCAGCCGTTTCCGTATAGTACGGTGAAAGCGTTTAAGGAAGCGCAGGGCGAGAAGAAGAAGAAGGGTGCTGAGAGCATAGAAGTGCTTGATACGTTAGGCGGAAGCGCCGGAAACAAGCTGAAACTGAGAAAAAGGCGAGGGTATCATCAGACATGGAAAAGGCCGGATGAGCTTGATGATGCGAGAGAGAAGGGATACATCGTTATAAGAGAGCCGAAGAAAGACGGAGAGAAGGCCGGAGCGGAAACCGGTTCTATAAAGCGCATAGGGAAGGAAGATAACGCTGAGTTGATTGCAATGGAAGTGAGTCAGGAGCGTTATGACAATCATATAAAGATCATGACGAAGAAGAGCAGAAGGGCCTATACGGCGAACAAGGAACGGTTTGCCGGAAACGTTGAACAGCTTAACAGGAACCTGCCGAAAGCAGACAGGTTGAAGGTTATAGATGATGAGGGTGATGTAGGTTAGTGCCGTTGGCTATTGCTGCCTGCGCCCCTGAAAGTGGAATATGAAGAGGAGGAAAAAGGATGGATACTTTGTCACCTTTTTCGCTGCGATATCACAACAGGGATTCCGGTAGTGCCGCCGCTCCTGTCAGGAGGGTGCCTATTGGAAATCCGGGTGATACAATTTCTATGGGAGACCCGGTGCAGATTGAGGGCGGGGTAGCAGCTGAGTACAATGCGGGAGACGGCATCTTCGGTGTGGCGCTGTACGATTTTCCTGAGTATACGGCCAGTGGAACGAAGGACAATCCCGATGTAAACTTTCCGCTGATTTATCCGGCGAACGACAGTGAGGCCGTGTACAGGGTGCAGGCGAAAGACCTGCTTAGCGAGGAGGCGCAGGAAGTTGATGCGGATGGTGTGCTTGGACATTCGTTCGATCTTGCCGGAGGTGCTGGAGCTATGTACCTTGATTTGAGTGGGACGGGTACCGATTTTCTTGTGATTGATATCGATCGCAGTGTAAGTGAATGGGGAGACCTGTACCCTGTTCTGTTGGTACAGATCATAAATCCGCAGAACGTTGATCCAACGGTTTAAGGAGGAGTAGAATATGCCTATGACAACTGGTGGGTTTGCGAATCTGCTGACCCCGGAATTCAGTGATATCTTTTTTGACGGATATCAGAGGCAGCCGGAAGAGTATCCGATGGTTGCAAACGTAACGAGTGAGACTACGCATTTCGTCAAAGAGGGTGATATGATCGGGCTTGGAGCGATGCAGGAAATGCACGAGAATCAGGCGATTCCGTTTGAACGCTTTGAGCAGGGAAACGATAAGACTGTATACTTTACCGACTTCGGTCTTGGTGTACAGATGAGCAGGAACATGTACGACGATGATCTTACCGGGCACATGAAGAAAAGCATCATGGAGCTTGGTAAGAGCGCGAACTACACAAAAGACCTTAAGTTCTGGGACATTCTTAACAGTGGCGAGGACGCTGATGCGAGGGTTGGTCTCGACGGAGAGGCTTTATTTGTAGATAACCATCCAGTACAGGGCGTGGCAGATGAGACCTTGAGTAATATTGTGAGTGGCGCCGTAAGTAAGACTACAGTTGAAAGCGCGTGTGATCTGCTTGAAGGACTGACCAATGAGAAGGGCGTTCCTATCGTGTATCAGCCGAAACTGCTTATAGTGCCTTATCAGCAGCGATGGATCGTGCGGGAGCTCATAGAGAGCGAGCTTGACCCGGAAAGTGCGAATAACACGGTGAATGCGCTGAGGTGGGTTGGTCTTAAGTTTGCCGTCAGTCACTATCTTACCGATAGTAATGCGTGCTATTTGTTCGCAGGTGAGCACGATCTTCGGTTTATGTGGAGACGAAAAGCGGCTTTTAAGGGTACCGATGATTTTAATACTGAGGCCGCGCTGTTCAAGGGAACCATGAGATTTCAAACTACCTTCTTCCATTGGAGAGGCGTGGTTAAGATCAGTGGTACCTGATAAGGAGGAAAGAGTATGGTTTTTAATAACCCGGCGACTCTTAGCTATTTTCCGAACGGCGTTGCTCAGGTAACTACCTTTATAAAGGGTGGTGCGGCGGGGGATCATACCGTTTCTAATATTGAAACGACCGATACGCTGCTTGCCGTGCAGGCGATATCGTGGGACGCTGATGGTGACGTGGATGATGTAACGGGATTGCTCAGTGAGTTTACCATCAGCGCGGCGGACACCATTAACAACACCGGTGGTACAAATACGAGTGATATGTTACTTGCCGTGACGGTAGCCGCAGGAAATAAGCGTTATAGCGCAATGAGCTGAGCGGAGAAACAGCAAACGAGTTAATAGGGGGGCGGCCTTAGCTTAGGTACGCCCCTTTTTACTTAACAGGTGGATTGTATGGTACTTGACCAGAGAGATAATACTACTAGTGTCGGCTCTCTTATACAGATAAGTCAGACTGCTGATGTAGTTCCTCCTGTAGGAGCTGGACTGTCTGATATAGTTCAGTTTCGTCTTATAAGGGATGGGGCAAACGCAAGTGGACTATTTTCCGGTAATGATGGGTATGAGGCAACGGTAGCAACTCTTAACTTTGATATACATTATCAGGTTGATATGGCTGGCTTACGACAGGAGTATGTAAAATGAGTGCAGGTGATAGAACTATAACAAAAGAGACGGTGAGTATCAGTGTACAACCGGAGCTTCAATTCCTGACAGATGAAGCTGATAATCGTATTATTGATGATAACGACGCTTTTATAATAGGAGGATGGACTGATCAGATCATAGACGTCGATGTAGGTGTGGTCAGCGATGGGAATGTGCCCGGTCTTATTGGAGAGCGCAGTTACAGGTGTGTAAAATGCGGTTTCTCCTATAAGGAGAGCAATATACAGATGTTTAGAGGTAAGCCGTACTGCGTTCCTATGGGCTGTTATAAAGATATTCAAAGTATTCTTTTTGAAGAGAATTGTGATAGAATAAGAGCAAGAGCACGTTCAAGATCGGCTGAAACGGTACAGCACTTTCTTGAAGGCGTATAGGGAGGAATAGAAATGGCATCGAAGGAAGTAAGTGAGTATACGGTTGAAGATCCCACAAGTGGTGTATCGGCCCTTGGAGTGGATGCAGGTGGAACAGTAAAGCGGTTTAATCTTGGCAGTGCGGCAAACCGATCGATAGGAACGGGTGCAACCGCAATACCATTGAATAGTAATCTTGGTACGGCAGCAACTATAGACGTAGGGACAGCGAGTGGTGAGATCCCTCTTAATAGCGACCTCACTACCAATGTGGGCTACGACTCCACAGGCCCGACGATTATAGTACAGGACACCCTCCGCGCCTCGGTCGAGGCGGCCACCGGCGGCAGAGTAACCGTGCTCTATGAC